AGAAAATGTAACTGAAGTATTTGCCAAATTAGAAAAAGAGAAAAAAGATTTAGTATTATTTGCAATCACGGATGATGGTTATGAAATACTTGCCTCAGACATGGCACTTATTAGAAACTATATAGCACAACAACGTGTTATTATATTAAAGTATAAAGATTATTACGAGCCAGAGAAGAAGTAATGACAACAAAGGAAATAATTAATGACAACGAAAATATCATCTGATGTAATCCAATCTAACGCAATTACCACAGCGCAAATTGCTGATGGAGCTATTCCTATATCAAAGTTATCAACAACAGGCAGTCCTTCTTCTTCAAACTTTTTACGCGGTGATGGTTCTTGGCAAGATAATATATACCTTGAAACAGTATACGCAGTTACAGGAACAACACCACAAATTGCGGCAACCAATGGTAGTATACAAACATGGGCATTGTCTGGAAACTCAACACCAACAGATGGATTAAATTCAGGTGAAAGTGTAACATTAATGATTGATAATCCTTCTGCTTATACCATTACATGGACATCGTTAGCAGACGAGTGGATTGGTGACATTGCTCCAGACCTAACATATATAGGATATACAGTAATTGAGTTATGGAAAGTAGGCACAACAGTTTATGGTGCTTTTGTTGGAGATACTAAGTTTAGTAATACCTAATGAGTATAGTAGCACATAAGTTAAGACGAGTAGTTAACCCGGAAGTAGACTTTGTTTATACCGGTTCACCAGCACCATTTCGTGTTATGGTAAATGGAACTGGCACTGGAACATTTAATGTTCCTTTTTCTGGATTTCCAAAACCAAAAGATGTTATGATATTATATGTAGGTGTTTCCTACACAACAGACCTAACAATAACCCTCGCTTCATCTGGATGGACTAAAGTCACAGAAATATATGCAAATGATACAAAGGCTAGCAATTTGGCTGTGTTTTGGAAAGCTATGGGCCCAACACCAGACACAGGTGTAGATGTAAATTATCTTACTGGTGGAAATGCAGGAGCTCATATAGCATGGGCACATCTCCTTCGTAATGTAGACAACACTACTCCTATATTAAACTTTGAAACTGCAACTAAAACAAATGGAGTATTAATTACACCTCCATCAATTACAACAACCAAGAATAATACATGGACATCTCATGTCATGTTTATGGCACATGATGAAGGTGGAGGTGCACGAATCTATACAAATACAGGCGCTTTTTTTAGACCTTCATTTTCTAATGGACAAAGTGCAGGTACTAATGATGGAGCTATGGCAATAGGTTATGTTAAAGATATACCAGGTGGAACAACAATTTCTCCACCACAAATGGAAGTAGTAGAAGCTTTTGTAGATAATACTGCATATTCAGCGGCATCAATTGCATTGGAAATTAACCCAAGATAGGAAAGACTATGTTTATTAAACTTACAAATGGAGAGCCAGAGATTTACTCAATTGAACAACTTCATCAGGATAACCCTAATGTATCTTTCCCAAGAGAGATTCCAACAAAAATTTTAGCAGAATATAATGTATATCCATTGACAGTGGCAGATATACCTAGCTATAATGAATTAACTGAAAAAGCTGTATTAGATACACCAATAGAAGTGGATGGTGTGTGGATCCAAAACTATAGTGTGGTGCAACTACCAGAGCAAGAAGCATCTGCATTATGCAGAAGTGTCAGAAATGATAAATTGTCTTCATCAGATTGGACACAAGTAGCAGATGCACCAGTAGATCAAACAGCATGGGCAACCTACAGACAAGAATTACGAGATATAACATCTCAAGAAGGTTTCCCATTTAATATAATATGGCCAACTAAACCTGAATAATAAGAATCTAAAAGAATAAATATATAATTAGTAGTTACTAGGTAGAATAAATGGCAACAAAAATAACATCTGAAGTAATAGAAAATGGAGCAATTACTGATGCTAAACTTGCATCAGGAATTTCTTCTTCAAAATTATCTGGTGCTTTACCTGCTATTGATGGTTCTTCTTTAACAGGAATATCAACTTATGCTGATTCAGACGTTAAATCATTATTTAATGTTACTGGATCTGCTCCGATGTATGCTTGTAGAGCATGGGTAAACTTTAATGGAACAGGCACAGTTGCTATTAGAGCAAGTGGTAATGTAAGTAGTATTACAGATTTAGGAACTGGATACTATAGAGTTAATTTTTCTACTGCTATGCCTGATGCTAATTATAGTGTTATTGGTCATGCAAATCACATAACCACAACAACCACATCAAGATTATTTGTTCAATCAAGAAGTGATTTAAGAGCAACATCTTATGTAGAAGTCAGAGGTCTTGGAGATGGAGGTGGTCTTTTTGACCCAGAAGTTTTTGATTTAGCAATAATTAGATAAGGAATAATATGAGAATAATATATCAAACAGAAGAAGGACTAGCAGTATTAATTCCTACAGGTGAATTAGATATAAACGAAGTTGCTCGTAAAGATGTTCCTGCTGGTGTTAATTACTGGATAGTAGAAGATAATGAAATTCCAAGTGATAGAACATTTAGAAACGCATGGGAATTAGATGCTAATATTGGCACACCTGACGGACAAGGTATTGGTGCAGACGCATGGTTTTTAGAAAATAGATAAAAATGAAAATAAAAATTAATATAGATAAAGCTAAAGATATTACTAAAGATCGTTTACGTCAAGAGCGTAAACCACTTCTAGAAGAACAAGATATATTATATATGAGAGCTCAAGAAGCCGGCGACGATACATCTGCTATTATGGCTGAGAAACAGAGATTAAGAGACATTACTAACCAGGTTGATAATATCACTACTATTGAAGAATTAAAAAAAATAAAGGTATCATAAGTATCATAAATGGCAACAGAAGCAGATATCAAAGCGTTAGAAAGAATAGTTGAAAAACTAGACGATTCGATCGAGAAACTTACCGAGGTTAATAATAACATTGGTAAACTACTTGCCGTACACGAAGAAAGAATGAATAACATGGAAAAGGATACGGATCGAAATGTAGAAGATATCCGTGATATCCATGATAAAATTAATGAGTTCCAACGTGACTTGCTTAAACGCATGGATGCATTAGATGATAATATTGAGAAAAAGTTAAAAGAACAAGCTAAGAATACCACACAACAACACAATGAAATACAAAAGGGTGTTGAAGCTAAGATTGATCAACTAGCTATCAGACTTTCATCACTTGAACAATGGAAGTACTTTGTTATTGGTGCTGCAGTAATATGTGGTTATCTTATTAATTACTTAATACATATATAGACAAACTCCATACAGATATAATATCACTTCTAATAATTAATGTACAATGATTTTTTTTATAAAAATTAAATTTACATTTAATTCAATACATGATATAATTACATTATGATTTTTATTGACTCAAAATATCTTGGTCGGCTGAGTTATAAACTAAGAAATTTTAAAAAGAAAAAGGATAACTATTGGAACTTTAGTTGTCCTATCTGCGGTGATTCCAAGAAAGATAAATTAAAGGCACGTGCTTATGTGTATGAATATAAAGCGCGTCTAGTATCCAAATGTTTTAATTGTGGCTTTAGTTCTAATGTAGGCACACTTATTAAACATCTGGATTCACATTTATATAATGAATATGTATTGGAAAGGTATAAGGAAGGAGCGTCCAAATACCATGATCATGTAGATATTACTGAAATAGATAATGTACAAATACCAATAAGCACTGATTTACAAAAAGCTGGTTCAATATGTTTGGAAGATCTTCCATTCAATCACCCTGCAATTAAATATGTGTCAAAAAGAGGTATACCATCTAATAAATGGCATTTACTTTATTTTGCTCCAAAATTTAAAACATTTGTTAATAACTTAAAATTTCATTTTCCAAATGTGGATAATGATATACCAAGGTTAATAATCCCATATTTTTATGAGGGTAAACCTTTTGCATTACAAGGAAGAGCATTTGGTAAAGAAGAACCAAAATACCTTACAATTAAACTCGATGAAACCAAAGAAAAAATATATGGTCTTGATAGAGTGGATTACAACAAAAGGATTTACATTGTTGAAGGGCCTATCGATTCTTTGTTTCTACCTAATACCATTGCTGTTAGCGGTGCTGGTATGGACACACCTGCTATTAATTCTCTAAAAGCCAATGCAACATTGGTGATGGATAACGAACGTAGGTCAAAGGAAATCGTAAATTATATTGAAAAATATATTGAGGAAGATTATTCAGTGTGTATGTGGCCAGATAATATTAAAGAAAAAGATATTAATGAAATGATATTGGCAGGTAAAACTTCTGATCAAATTTTGAATATAATAAATACAAATACCTATATGGGGATTGAAGCAAAATTGAAACTCACAGAATGGAGAAAATGTTGAAGGTAAGATTAATTAGTTATTCTAAACCACATGAAAATATTATAAGTGAAGGACTAGAATCAATACAAGATCTAATAGCATTCTGTGCAAGAGTATCAAACCCATCAAACCAATATAATAAAGAAACATCTGAAAAATTAATTAAGTATTTAATTAAACATAAGCATTGGAGTCCATTAGAAATGGCATCAGCATGTTTGGAAATAGAAACAACAAGAGATATTGCCAGACAAATATTAAGACATAGGTCATTTTCATTCCAAGAATTTTCACAAAGATATGCAGATCCTACTAAAGATCTAGACTTTGTTGTACGAGAAACAAGATTACAAGATATAGAAAATAGACAAAATTCCGTTGAAACAGAAGATAAAGATCTTATTAAAGAATGGAATAAGAGACAACAATATGTTATTGATTTGGCCAAGGTAACTTACCAATGGGCTATTGATAATAATATTGCAAAAGAACAAGCCAGAGCAATACTACCAGAAGGTAATACAGTTTCTAGAATGTATGTGAATGGTACATTAAGATCCTGGGTACACTTTATTGAAGTGAGATCTGGCAATGGCACACAAAAAGAACATATGGAAGTGGCTAGAGAAATAGCATGTGCCATAGCAGAATATGGGGATTGAAGCAAAATTGAAACTCACAGAATGGAGAAAATGTTGATACTGGTGTATAAATATGAAAGGCAATAAAATTATTGGCTTCACGGCCTCCACATTTGATCTACTCCATTCAGGACATATTACAATGTTACGTGAAGCTAAAGAAAATTGTGATTATCTAATTTGTGGTTTACAAATTGATCCATCATTAGATAGAACTGACAAAAACTCTCCCGTACAAACTGTGGTTGAAAGATATGTACAATTGTCAGCAGTGAAATATGTAGATGAAATTATCGTGTATCAAACTGAAAGAGATTTAGAGGATATATTGGAAATGTTTCACATTGATGTTAGAGTTCTTGGCGAGGAATATAGAGAGAAAGATTTCACAGGCAAGGACATATGTAAAAAACGTGGTATCCAGTTACATTTTAATAAGAGGGATCATAGATTTTCATCTAGTTCTCTCCGAAAATTGGTCAAAGAAAAAACATAATAAATGGAGTCGGTATGGATGATGTAGTTCATGGCATCAAGGTTGACTATTCTCGTGATTCTCTATTTGATGCTCTTGGTCTTACAAGACTAAAAGAATCATATATGATGGATAATGAGGAAAGCCCTCAACAAAGATTTGCCTATGTTTCAAATATGTTTGGGTCAAATCCAGAACACGCACAACGGTTATATGAATATTCAAGTAAGCATTGGTTAAGTTATTCAACACCAATCTTATCTTTCGGTAGATCTAAACGAGGTTTACCAATATCATGTTTTTTAAATTTTATAGACGATACCGCCGAAGGTCTCGTGGAGAACTTAAGTGAAACTAATTGGTTATCTATGCTTGGCGGTGGTGTTGGCATAGGTTTTGGTATACGCTCTGCCGATGATAAGTCTACTGGTGTTATGCCTCATCTCAAAATGTATGATGCTTCTTCATTGGCTTATCGTCAAGGTAGGACTCGTAGGGGTTCTTACGCTGCTTATTTGGATATATCTCATCCGGACATATTAATGTTCTTAGAAATGAGAAGACCAACAGGCGACCAAAATATGCGTTGCTTAAACCTACATCATGGAATTAATATACCCGATTCATTCATGGAAATCATAGAGAACTGTATGAAAGATTCAGACTTTGATGATTCATGGGAATTAAAAGATCCTCATTCAGGAGAAGTTGCTGAAGTGATATCAGCAAAAGAATTATGGCAACGTATCTTAGAGATGCGTATGCAAACAGGCGAACCATATTTACACTTTATTGACGAGTCAAACAGACGCATGCCGCAGTGGTTGAAAGACAAGGGCTTAAAAATCCACCAATCAAACCTATGTTCTGAAATCATTTTGCCGACTAATGAAAAAAGAACAGCGGTATGCTGTCTGTCTTCTATTAATTTGGAGTATTACGATGAATGGAAAAATAACACAATGTTTCTTAAGGATGTGGCAGAAATGTTGGACAATGTCTTGCAATATTTTATTGACAATGCTCCTGATACCATTTCTCGCGCTAAATACTCTGCTTCTATGGAGCGGAGCATTGGTGTTGGTGCTCTTGGCTGGCATGCTCTCCTTCAGCGAAAAAATATCCCCTGGGAATCCGCAATGGCTACAGGTCTTAACAAAGAAATATTCACAACTATCAGGCGCCGCTTGGATTCAGCGAATAAACACTTGGCTGAGGAACGTGGTCCATGCCCTGACGGGAAGACCGCCGGAGTAAGATTCTCTCATGTAATGTCTATTGCTCCGAATGCATCTAGTTCTATTATTATGGGTAACACTTCACCAAGTATTGAACCATTTAGAGCTAATGCTTACAGACAAGATACATTATCTGGTTCTCATATGCATAAGAATCAATATTTAGATAAAATTATTCGTGAAAAAGCAAAAGATCCAGATAAGTATGATGAAATTTGGTCATCTATTATCGCTAATGATGGTAGTGTCCAACATCTCTCTGAACTTGATGATTGGGAAAAAGATGTATTTAAAACTGCAATGGAGATTGATCAACGATGGGTTGTACAGCATACTGCAGACCGTCAAGAGTTTATTGATCAAGCTCAAAGTTTAAATGTATTCTTTAGACCTGATACTGACATTCGTTATATTCATGCTGTGCACTTTATGGCATGGAAACAAAAACTTAAAACTATGTACTATTGTCGTTCTGACAAAATTGCAAAGGCCGATAAAGTTGCTAAACGTATTGAACGTGAAGTGATTAAAGAAATTGACTTTAAGCAAATGACAGAAGGTGATACTTGTTTAGCGTGTGAGGGATAATATGGAAAAAATATTATTAAAAAGATTATTAGAAAAATATTTAGCAAAACAAAAGAATGTATCATGCTTAAAAAAGGATGATAGTATAGTTTATATTAGAATAAACGGCAAAAAAGTATTTCTTAAAGATATATATACAGCAGAAGGCTTTATTAACATCGAGACAGAGGACAAATAAATGGTGGATAAGAAGTTAACACTAACAGATGATAGAACATATTACAAACCTTTTAACTATCCATGGGCATTTGATGCATGGTTAAAACATGAACAATCACATTGGTTACATACAGAAGTACCAATGGCAGAAGATGTAAAAGATTGGAAAAAGAAATTAACAGCAGAAGAAAAACATTTCCTT